CTGCGGAAACATTTGCAGAACTTAGCCATGCACGTAGACTTCATGTAGGTGCTATTGTTGTAAAAGATGATAGGATTATTAGTATCGGCTATAATGGTATGCCTGCTGGTTGGGATAACAACTGTGAAGAAAAAGTATACAAGATTGATGGGTGGCTTGTCGATGAACAAGGCTGTTACGAACTTAAAACTAAACCAGAGGTGTTACATGCCGAAACGAATGCGATTGCAAAACTGGCTAAGTCTAACGAATCTGGTATGGGTGCTACTATGTTTATTACCCATGCTCCATGTTTGGACTGTGCCAAACTTATATACCAAAGCGGTATTAGCAGTGTTCTATATAGGGACGCTTATAGGGATACTAGTGGTGTCTCGTTTTTGGAAAAGTCGGGGATACAGATAACACAAGTATGATAAACTGGCCTATAGAAATAATAGAAAACAAATACTCTCGATGGTACGAACAAATTGTTACCCGAGCAAAATCTCGGACTCTTTCCAACGACGTATATACTGAAAAACATCACGTTATACCAAAAAGTATTGGCGGAACTAATTTAAAAGACAATCTTGTAGTACTGACAGCTAGGGAGCATTTTATATGCCACTGGCTTTTAATTAAATTTACTACTGGTCGATTTAAACTTAAAATGGCGGCGGCACTAAGTATGATGCATCGTACAAACAACGATCAGATCAATCGATATAAAAGTGTAAACTTTTCTAGAATATATCAATCTATTAAAATTTTAAATAGTGAATTTGCATCTGATAGAAACTCCGGAAGAACATATAGTCCTGAAGCAAAAGCAAGAATGAGTGAAGCTCAAAAAAAAGCCTATAGAGAAACATGGACTCCGGAGATGAGGGCTAAAAGAAATGCCGCGGTAGCCGAAGCTAACCGTAATAGAGTTTATACTGATGAAATGCGAGCAAACAGAAGTAGAGGTTTGAAAGGTATAAAACGTAGTCCAGAATATTGTGAGATGCTATCTAAAAGATCAAAAGGGAAAAAACTTCCTCCATTATCAGCAGAGACTAAAAAGAAAATTAGTGAAAAAACTAAAGGAGCAAATAATCCCAATGCTAAAACATGGGAAATTATATCACCTGATGGCAACATATACACAACTACTGGAAATTTGAAAGAACTGTGTAGTACGTTACCTATAAGTATAGATTCTATTAAAACACTAGCAAGCGGTAAAAAAAATCAAATTAAAGGATGGCAAGCTAAAATAATACCAAAACAACATTGCTCACTATAAAGGCTATACTATAGTAAAACAAAAAAGGACTCCTAAGAGTCCTTTTTCTGTGACAATCTAAAGTATTGCTACTTTATTCTCCATAAACCGCTAACACCTCCTTCACGGCATTATGGCGTTCGATGTCCTTGGCGTCAAATCGGATAATATCGATATGCTCCAAATATTCCTTTTGTTCGAGTAGATTGCAAAAATCAATCAGACCATTATCGCTCACTCGGTCTGCTTGTGCTAGATCGCCTGTCACTACCATCTTGGAACCCTCTCCTAAACGGGTTAGTAGCATCTTCATTTGATTCTGTGTAGCATTTTGCATTTCATCTGCAACTATGTAAGCGTTTTTAAATGTACGTCCTCGCATATAAGCGAGCGGGCTTATTTCAATAGTACCTTCCTCTAGCATATTTGCTATTTCTTTTTTCTGATAATATTCGCCCAAGACATCAAATATAGGTCTCGTCCATGGTGCCATCTTTTCATTTAAGTCACCTGGTAAAAATCCTAAATCTTCGTCTACGGACACGGCGGGTCTGGTTACCACGATCTTGTCAACTTTACCTTCCTGAAACAACTTAATCCCATATTGTACAGCCAACATAGTTTTACCTGTACCGGCTGGGCCGATAGCAAGCACTATGCTAGTTTGTTCTGCGTACAATTTACTGAGATATAGCTTCTGATTAGCGTTACGTGCATTAATACTCACACGTTGCTTTTTTGCCGGAAGATACGGCTGAAAATCAATGATATTAACTTCTGATGTAAAACGCTTTTTCACTCGTTGTTTACTCATCTAGTTTGCTCCTACTCTTATAAAAAAGTAGGACTTGTAGTGACCGCCCTTGATAACTACAGAGGTCCTACACTATTATTTAACGATTATACAGAATAATAAACTAATACGTTATGAATTTAAACCAGCTAAATAAGTATAGAAAACTCTGGAAGACATTATGCACCATGACATATTAGACGTGATACAAAACGTTCAAGAACTATACGAAAACAACAGTAATCTAGCCGCGTTAAAAGACTTTGAGCGTGTACTAGACGAAATGGATATGTACGTATATAAAAACTGGATCGAAGGCGAACTAGCTTACGGACCACGTGTCGAACGCCACTGGATCACAGCAGGGTTTATGTGGCCTAAAGATAAAATGCCAGACCCTGAAGCAGGTAAAAGATTGCTAGAATTAGGATGCCGTGTTACATATCAAAAGAGCCATTTAGTAGAAGCACGTAAAATCCGTAAGCCAGACGATTTACGTCCTGGAACAAAGAAAGGTAAGTTGGATCGCAAACCTGTTTGGGTTGTAGAAGTAACTATGCCTAAGAAATTAGTATTCGATGTATACAAAGGTTACATGAACAAGATGCGCGAAGAAATGGGCGCAGATGGATTGAAGACTAATACTCCAACTCCGTTAGATACTAATGCCGCGCAACAAATTAGCCCGATGCCAAGCGCACCTCCAATGGGTGGTGTACCAGGCGGTGGAGCACCTACACCCGGAGGCGGAGCAGGAGCACCAATGGGAGCACCTCCAGGAGGCCCAGCGCCAACAGGAGCACCAGCATAATGAATATCTCAGAAGCATTACGACCTAATGATTTGAAACATTTAGTAAAGAATGTTTTTGATATAGATTCGCACAAGAGTAAGATTGGTAACGATAGAGATATTGTTGTACTATCATTTACTGTAGAAAGTAAAGACCCTGCCGATGACCTAGAAAGATTCTTCGAAATGGGTTATCAGTTTGTCATGGACGCCGAGGCCACAAGCGGTGAAATGGATGACGGCAAATATCGTGTGTTTGTAGAAATAGAACGCAGTAAACATATTGCAGAACAAATTGTAGAGCTAGTCGACGGTCTTAAAAAGATTACAGGAATAGATGATGTCCGTTTTCGTTATCATAAAGAGTTCAAAAGCCTAGAAGCAACAGAAGAAAATTTAGCTAGTAAAATTCCTATTGATCCTAACAGCTATGATCAACAGGTACAAGAAAGTACGTTGAACAATTTCAGTAATTTTTTCCGTGATAGCTATGTCGACGACATAAGTTTGCTAGGAGAAAATATTAAATTCAAACGTATATACAAAGATCCTATCGAACTTAAAATTGTCGATTTTGGAAATAAACACGACATATACGATTCTATAACCGGTGCAATAAGATTAGAAGGTAAAGACATATCAGAATCTTTATTTTTAACCAAGTACATCGGAGATTTTAATATTACTAAAATCGGTAATCAGTATGTCTTTGAAAAAAACAACCAAGCACTAATATTGGAGAAAGCAAATGTCGGATTTTGAATTTAACTTTACAAAGGAAAAATTAGCACAAATTATTCCAGGTAATCCTAATTTGGATCATTGGTTCGAAGCACTCTGTGAAATACTTCCAGATTATGAAATCAATACACCACAGCGTGTTGCGGCATTTCTAGCACAATGCGCACACGAGTCAGGCGGCTTTCGTGCTATTAAAGAAAACTTAAATTATAAAGCGGCCAGTCTTAATAAAGTATGGCCTAAATATTTCCCTACAATGGAAATTGCCAATGCTTATGCACAACAACCAGAAAAAATTGCCAACAGAGCCTACGCTAATCGCATGGGTAACGGTCCAGAAGAGTCAGGCGATGGTTGGAAGTTTTGTGGAAGAGGACTTATTCAATTGACAGGCAAAGACAACTATAGTCGTTATGCGGCCAGTACAGAACAAAGTTTAGACGAAGCTAGCGAACACTTAACAACTTTTGAAGGCTGTGTACAAAGTGCCGCTTGGTTCTGGGAAGCAAATAACTTGAATCAGTACGCAGACAGTGGTGACATCCTAACAATGACCAAACGTATTAACGGTGGTACATTAGGTCTAGAAGATCGCCAAAATCATTACGCACACGCAATACAAGTACTACAAGGATAAGCCATGGGGCAACTTACTTGGATGTTTAGCATTATTCCTGATGCAGTGCTCAACTGGGTCTACTGGTTTATCATTGCACTAGGTATTACAGGAATGTTTGCCGGGTGGTTTGGAAAGTTCATACCTATGTACGGACGATATATAGGTTTTATCAAACCGGTTGGTATTGCACTTGTAATATTAGGTGTATGGCTTCGTGGAGGTTACGACACAGAGCTAGCGTGGAGAGCAAAAGTTGCCGATGCCGAAGCAAAAGTAGCGGCAGCTGAATCTAAAAGTAAAGAAACAAATACAGTTATACAAACTGAATACCGAGATAAGGTAAAAACTGTCAAAGAAGTTCAAGTAGTTGTTCAAGAACGTATCGTTAAAGAAGCCGCGCAAATGGATGCAGAGTGTAAAGTGGATGCAACTGCAATTAGTATTTTAAATCAAGCCGCAGGGGGTAAGAAATGAAATATATTATTATTGCACTAGTATTGTGCTTGACTGGATGTGCTACTAGTGTTCCGGTTACAATGAACTTTCCGCAAGTTCCTGAAGAGTTAAAAACAACTTGTCCAGATTTAAAGATGGTTCCTGACGGAACTACAAAACTAAGTGACGTCGTCAGTGTTGTTAGTGAAAATTATAGCCAGTATCAAGAATGTAAAATTAAAATAGATGCATGGACACAATGGTATAATAGTCAAAAGAAAATATTTGAGGGCATCAAATGAAAAAATTACTAGTAATTTTAGCAGTATGGAGTCTTTCAGGTTGTGCATTATTAGATGCTTGGAATATGGCAAGATTTGACAACAATGAATACATGCTGATAAACCGTGTGCGTACCCAAGCAAATTTAGGTGCCGCTAAGTGCGGTAAGCCTGAAGTAGTCGAAGAAGTAGATAGTATTTGGCGTACTACTGTAGAGTTAAAAAACTATACACAAAGTATTCCACACAATGAAGAAGCAACTAAAATGAGTGCAGAATTAGCTGAAATTGTTAAAGGACTTAGTGATCGTTACAAAGGTGCCGAACCAGTTAGCATGATGTATTGTACCACTAAATTTAGCAGTATTGAGCGCAATGCTGTTACTATTCAAAATGTCATAGGGAAGAAACCAAGATGAGCGTAGAACAACAATTAGAAGCCCTGTTTAATACAGGCAATCCAGATTTACAAGACCTAGCTACTCGTGCGAACGATTTAAAAAATGCACTGGCAACAGGGCAAATTAGTAAAGGTGAATTCATGGAGATGTTGCAAGACTTAGCCCATGAAAAGAATATTAATGAATCGGCACACGATTTAGCAGTAAAAGAAGCAGTTAACATGGCGCTGAATGCCTTGGTAGCAGTTGCAAGCAATATGTAATAAATACATACATAAAGACAAAGGAGCGAACTATGTCAGACGAAAAAGAGAGCGGCGGGACAGAATGGATGCAAAAACTGTGGCGTCCGGCAATGGGCTGGATGTACATGATAATATGTCTTGCAGACATGATAGTATTTCCAGTACTATGGAGCCTATTACAAGCGGTAACTCATAGCCCTATCACACAATGGAATCCACTAACGCTTCAAGGCGCTGGTTTATTCCATATTGCTATGGGTGCAGTATTAGGTATCAGTGCGTTCGGTCGTACACAAGAAAAATTAGCAGGCACAGCGGCTAATCCAACATCAACACAAACTATTAGTACACAAAACATGACTGGTAACGTTGCCGGCGGTTTCGGTAGCAATCAAGGTGGTGGAATGGGCGGCGGCTTTGGAGGAGCATCAAGTGGCGGATTCGGTTCATCAACAGGCGGGGCTACAGCATTTGGCGCACCTGCGACAGGAGGATTCGGTTCCTCGAGCGGTGGTTTTGGGTCAACAGCACCTTCAGCACCAAGTAGCTTTGGCGGAGGCGGCTTTGGAGGCGCACCTGCAACAACAAGTTTCAGTTCAACACCAATAGCGACCACGGCTAGTGGTAAAAAGATTGTTCCACTAGACGATCAACCAGCAATTTAAAGGAAATTAAAATGAAAAAATTCTTAATAGCATTAAACATTGTAGTATGGTCTGTTGTATGCTTTGAAATGGCACACGCAGAGGCAGTTGTTAAAGAAGTATGTACTCCAAAAGTAGACAAGGCAGGCAAAGCTGTAATGGATAAGAAAACAGGCAAGCAAGCAGAAGAGTGCAAAAAAATCAAAACACATAAAAAAGTTGAAGGCGATAAGGTACCAGACGGTAAGAAAAAGTAATCAATTTCTTGACAGGCTCCATTTAATATAGTATAATTAATACTATTAATGGAGCCTTTTTTACGACTATGACTGATTATTACCAAACATTAGGCGTTAGCGAAAATGCTAGCCCAGAAGAAATTAAGAAAGCATACCGAAGCTTGGCTAATAAACATCATCCGGACAAGGGTGGAGACCAAGCCAAATTCAAAGATATTAGTGTTGCCAATGATGTACTAGGCGATCCGCAAAAACGTGCCGAATACGATCAACAACGTCGATACGGTGGCGGTCCTCAAGTACGATTTACTACCGAAGGGTTTGACCCATTTGGCCATATGTTCGGCCAACAAAATCCATTTGGACAAGGACATCCGTTTGCAGATATATTTTCGCAAGTAAATCGTCACCAACAGCGAAGAAACCGAGATCTAAATATTCAATGTCAAGTTACCTTGTTAGATAGTTTTCAAGGCAAACAGTTAGAAGCACAATATCAACTACCTAGTGGTCGTACACAAACTGTGGTCATTAATGTGCCTGCCGGTATCGATCACGGATCAACTATACGTTACCCAGGATTAGGTGACGATAGTATTCCCGGAATGCCTCGTGGTGATTTGAATGTTACTATCCTGATACAAGCCGATCGTAACTTTGAACGTAGGGGAGATGATCTATATACCATTGTAGAAATAAGTCCTATTGAAGCAATGTTAGGGTGCAGGAAGGCTGTAAAAACTATTACCGGTGCCACTATAGAATTAGAAATCCGTGCAGGTGTAGAAACTGGTGTCGAGTTCGCCAGTGCAGGCCAAGGATTTCAAAATGTAAATCATCAAGTCAAGGGTAGATTTGTTACTGTAGTAAAGATAAAAACACCTGTAGTAAGAGATCCAGTTTTAATAAATCAACTACGAGAACTAGATGCTATCATTAGTCAAGGATCCTGATCCAATCTTAAAGCAACCAGCAGAAAACTGGGACTTTAAAAACCATGTTAATGCGGCTGTTATAGAGCGTGAAATGTTAGAGCTTATGAATGCCACAGGCGGTATTGGCCTCGCTGGCAATCAAGTAGGACTATTGCGCAGAGTATTTGTTATAAAACTATCCGACGGTCGTGAACTAGGCTGTTTTAATCCTTGGATTTTGTTTGGTGATAATGACAAAATTGAAGGTGAAGAAGGATGTTTGAGTTTTCCAAATCTTTGGCTTAAAGTTCCTCGCCACAATAAAATTACTGCCAGCTATCTTGACAATACCGGAAAACAATGTATAATAGAACTTGAAGGCCTTGATGCTAGATGTTTCCAACATGAGTTGGATCATTTATCAGGTATTACATTTACAGAATATGTAAGTGATTTAAAATTAAAAATGGCACGGAAAAAACAAAGGAAATTAAATGGTTGAACCAAGCGACAATTTGCAATTAGTATTTGAAAAAGCTATCGAAACTGCAAAAACTTACCAACACGAATACTTGACTATTGAGCATTTGCTGTTTGCCATGCTGTTTGAAGAATCGTTTTCAAATACTATACAGGGCTATGGCAGTGACCCAGAATTTATTAAAAAGAATCTCGAGCACTATTTAAAAACTAAGTGCGACGAAATTACTGCGGCTAGTCCAGTAGCTAAACCTAAAAAGACACAGGCAGTTGAACGTGTACTTAATAAAGCGTTTACGCAGGTATTATTCAATGGTCGTCAAAAGATTGAGCCAGCAGATGTATTCCTTGCTATGATGGGCGAGAAACGCAGTTGGGCGCATTTTTATATTGCACAAGCAGAGATTGATAAAGATAAGTTTGCTGATTATTTGAATAATAGTATTGAAACGCAAGACGAAGAAGAACCTGACATGGGTTCTGCACAAGGAAACAAAGCTCTGAAAGCATTTACAACCAACCTTAACGATCAAGTTAAGAAGAATAAAATCGATCCTGTAATCGGACGTATTGACGAGCTAGAAAATGTTAGTTTGGCCATGGGTCGACGTAGTAAAAATAATGTGATCCTTGTAGGTGATCCGGGTGTTGGCAAGACTGCCATTGCCGAAGGACTTGCTTATAATATTGTCAAAGGTGCAGTTCCAGACTTCCTCAAAGAATACACTGTTTATAATCTTGACATTTCAGCCATGCTTGCTGGTAGCAAATATCGTGGAGACTTTGAAGAACGTTTTAAAATGGTTCTAAAGGGTCTAAACACCAAGGGTAAAACTATCCTGTTTATCGACGAAGCGCACATGATCAGCGGTGCTGGCTCTGCGAGTAATAGTGCTAACGATTTGTCTAACATGATGAAGCCTGCATTAAGCAAGGGCACCATTAAAGTTATTGCAAGTACTACATGGGAAGAATATCGTAAACACTTCGAAAAAGACCGTGCCTTGATGCGTCGTTTCCAACGTATCACAGTCGACGAGCCAACTCAAGAAGTAACATTGCAGATCCTTAAAGGTATTAAAAAGTATTATGAGCAGTTCCATAATACAAAGATTAAAGACGAAGCGTTGCAAACTGCTATTAAACTAAGTGTAAAATATCAAACAGATAAAAAATTACCTGACAAAGCTATCGATTTGCTTGACGTGGCATGTTCGAGATTTAATTTAAAACTAGCCGAAGAACGTGTAGTAACATCTGAAAGTATTCAATACGAACTTTCTAAAATGATTAACATGCCAGAAGAGCAGGTTGCAGAACAAGAAAGTGAAAACCTTGTTAACTTAGAATCTAAATTGACAACAGAGGTATACGGGCAGGATCTTGCTATTACCGAAATCGTCGATAAGATTATGGTTGCACAAGCAGGACTGAAGACTGAAAATAAACCCGTTGGTAGTTTTGTATTCATGGGCCCGACAGGAACAGGTAAGACTGAAACTGCTAAATCATTGGCTAAGAATTTAGGTGTTAAACTATTACGCTTTGATATGTCAGAGTATCAAGAAAAACACAGTATCAGTAAGTTGATCGGTAGCCCACCAGGTTATGTAGGGTTTGAAGAAGATGCCGGGCAGTTGATTACACAAATTCAAGAAGCACCTAATGCTGTATTGTTGTTAGATGAGATTGAAAAAGCTCATCCTGACGTTATGACTGTATTGTTGCAACTAATGGATAACGGTGCTATCACTGGATCTAATGGTAAGCGAGCCGATTGTCGTAACATTATCCTTATCCTTACCACTAACGCCGGCGCACAAACAGCAGAAAAGAACGCTATTGGATTCGGCAAACAAGATAAAGATTATAGCGATGCAGATTTGAAGAAATTCTTAACTCCAGAGTTCCGTAATCGTTTAGATGGTATCGTTACATTTAATAAACTTGGTAAAGATACGATGATCAAGATTGTTAACAAGTTTATCGACCAACTTAAAGATCAAGTTAAGGATAAAGCTGTACGTATCAAGATTGATAAAGAAGCAGTTAACTGGCTTATTGATAAAGGATTCGATGCTAAGATGGGTGCCCGTCCATTGCAACGTGTTATCGACAAAGAGATTAAACGCGATCTTGCTAAACTCATGTTGTTCGGAGATCTAAAGAAAGGCGGCTGGGTAACTATCACCGTTGATAATGATAAAATTGCTCTTGCAGTTAAACCAAAGACTCCTAAGCTACCATTTGTTACTGCTGATGCAAGCATAAGTATTATAGATGATATACAAGGAAACTAAAAGTCTCTTTTTAAAAAAGTACCAATACAAAGCTGTATTAGTATGCCCTGCCGCGTCTGGATTTCGCGGTGGGGATTTTGAAACAGCATTAGATGAATTAAAAAATTTCGAAATAGGCAGTAAGCATCCGTTTTTTGGCTGGCAAAGTAAGATTAAGACTCCGGAAGATTTAAAGTATAGCATAGCATTATGTTCAGATCTTAAAAATCTAAACGAGATAGAAGTAAGGGTAGAAAGTCCATTTGTCAGTGTTTATACAAATAATATAAGAGACATCAATATACTAGAAAAGAGATATGCAGAACATATAAAGTATATTAGTAAACCTTCAAAACCGGGTGTTTTAGAAGAGGGTGTGATAGTAATGCCTAAGATGGACTTTGATTATAAAGTTACTCTTTCAGCTACTAAAACAGAGTACAGCGCCTTTATAGAATGGGCTGAAAACAATAGCAAAATTAAGATTACTAAAAGTTGTAAACGCGATCTAACTAAAAATCGTAGTTGGGGTGGAACACACTTTTATGTCACAGGCGCCAACAATTTGCTTATGGCAAAGATGCATTTAGGCGGGTCTATTGCTAAAATACAGCGTATAATTAAAGAATAATTTGCGAACCGTATTACGATAAATACTCTAACACCCTTGTGTTAGGGTATTTTATTGATTAATGGGCCATAATATGCGAATTAAAGAACTGTGTGAAAGCGTAGGACAAGATCTTGATAGAGATATAGAACATCAAGACAAGCACGGATTGGGCTACGATTTAAAAGACGATTTACTATTCTTTATGCATCACGACGATGATGCATATCGCCGTCATACATATCCCGGAATTATGAAAGTTAGAGATCACATGGCTAACGACAAGGATACTGATATGGCTTTATTCGGAGATGCTGTTAAAGAAGCATACGAAAAATATCGTAATAAATTCCACGAGATTCGTGCATTGCCAGAAAAACTTGACGAAGAAACATTAAGCGAAATCTGCGCCCACATGCATGAACACGAAACAAAAAAGATCCAAGACGGTCATTACGAGGACTAATAGTGTTACTCCGTGAATTATTCCTTAAGGAAAATCAAGCAGGGCCGCATCCTACAACAGGTATAGCATTAGGCCGTGCTTTCAATCATCCGGAGCATTTTATTTTATTTTACGGACTAACTGGCATCAAAGAAGCTATTGAGCATTTGACAGAAATAGTCGAAGAGCCTAAACAGTTGAGATTTAAATGGGATGGTAATCCTCAGATTTATTGGGGACGCGAAAAGAAAAACGGACCGTTAATACTAGCGGGACATAATGGTTGGAGTAAAGGCGGTAGAGGTACCGGTACTACAATAGATGATTTTGCAAGTCCTAAGGCTATTGAAAATTTTATTATTAATAAAAGTGGTGATCCGCAGACTGAAAAAGAAATTGCAGAACGCCACAGATTCGCCAGCGAGTTCAGTGGCTTGTATCATATATTTGATGCGGCAACACCTAAAGATTTTGTAGGGTTTGTATATGCCGATGCTTTATTTTTACCTAATACAAAACCTACACCAAATGCTCAAGGCATCTATACTATGCATCCTAACCCACATAGTAAAACAGAATATCATATAGACTCTAATCCTACAAAAGAAGGTCCGTTAAAATTAGCATCTCGTGTTCCTGGAGCACAGGCAATGGTAGTAGCACATGGAACTTTTAAATCTTTCGGTGCACCAGATAACGAACAAATTCCAGAAGACGATTTTAGTAAGTTCAACGCAACTAAAGGATTAATTGTAGTAAGTCCAATATACAACGATACGGCTCCCGAAGTAGATATGAAAGAAATCAAAGCAGTCAGCGCAGTTGATGGCTATATCGATCAACATGGTGCAAACATACAGAATTTTATAACACATATACCAACCGGTGATAGACAAACGTTCTTTTATAGATTTTTAAATCTGCATAATTCAGCCAATGATTTTGATACTATTACTCCTCAAATGTTTTATAATTGGATGGCAAGTCCTAAGGATCCTAAAAAGCCAGACAGTCCTCCTATGGTAAGTGTTAACAAACAACAACATATTAAAAATACAGATTTAAAATTTAATGCCTTAGCACCAATGTTTCACTTGATGAAAATTATGCGTCGTACACGACATGCTATCAATGATAGTATAAACAATGTACAAAAACCAGAGTGCTGGGCAAGTAATCCGGAAGGGTTCGTGCGTTATGCTAGCGGCAAAAAACAGCACGGCCATATTAAACTACAAAATGCGGGGTGGAAAGATTGAGTCAAGTAGCAATTATATTCGGGCGATTTAATCCGCCACACAAGGGACATAAAGTTGCATGGAAATGTGCGGCTACGATTCCACATTGGTTCGTAGGTACTAACGAAACAACAGTTGGGCCAACCGATCCGTTACCATTTCATATTAAAGAAAAAGCCATGCTGGCAATTTATCCTGAGATTAAAGGACATTTAATTACACAGCAAAGTTGGTTTACAATGGCATCAGCAATGTATGAACATTATGGTGAAGTTGAACTAATATGTGTAACTGATGAAGCATGGGTAGTTCCAGGATTATTAAAATCTAACGGCAGAGAAGATCGCCACGGATATTATAAATTTTCTAATATCAGGTTATTTCATAAAGATGTCGGAGCCGCTAAGGCAGCTTTGCGTAAAGGTAAGGCAAGCGATTTACGTGCCGCAGTTATGCAAGGCGATCGTGCAAAGTTTTCAGAAGTTGCAGGCGTACCAGCAGATACTATGGTTGCTGGGCATCCATTTTTTGATTTAGTAGCGCATTATTTAAAACCGTACGGTGCAAAAGCTGAAAAAGCAAATGCAAAGAAAATTGCAACCGCAGAACCGGTAAATAAAGAAGAACCACAGGAACCAGTTATGAAACAAGGACCAGCAAAAGAACTAGCTGAATCTATGCATCGTCGCGATGCATACCAACGAGACCAAGATGCTGCCGAATACGGTATGCATGGAGAACATCATAGAGATTTCAAACGTCAAGAAATGGAACACGAGCTTGGTCATGAAACAAACAACTATGCTGTTAGCATCGATGGCAGACCGTGGAAAGTATTCGGTTCACGCCAAGAAGCCAATCGTGTGTCACTTAGCATAGAACGTAAGTATCCAACTAAGAAAATTAAGGTACACGCAACCGGTGCACCAGTGAGTGAAGGCAAAACTGTAAAAGCCGAAGCTCCTAAACCACGTAACTTTGTTGCTAAGAACGCAATTAATACAGGTGCAGGCGCACATAAAGATAAAAAGAAAGCTGCCAAACAAGGCGATACAAAGCATAAAAACAAGTTAGAATTTGCAGAAGGACGTTTGAGTTCTAGTTTAAACACAATGTTTGAAGAAAAATTCCGTGCTAGTTTAAAAGAAGCAGTATTACGTGCAGACACACAGTACGCAATGCCTAATGTACGTATTCACCCAGACTTAGATAATTCTAGTCCATATAAAGCATATCGCTACGGTGTTGCAATGGCTGGTCAGCCAACACAAGATTTTGATCCTAATGGTCCTGTTGGACAAAAGATGATTACTGTTGGTTATACAGAAGCAGATGACAACATTGTTCGTGCAACTGATAAAGTTATGAAATCTAAAAGCAAGTCTATTACAAGCAAAGGTAGCAAAGAGTTACCAGATACGTATACAGCTAGTCCGATCGCTAAACGTAAACCTAATCAATACGGTGTATAATGAGACAGTATAGAATCACTAGCCAAGATATAAATCAATACGGTCCCGATGACTGCTATCTTGCGCCGAATGATCCTATACACGAAATGAAAGCTATTGCTCACTTGGGTGGACTAGGTGCAGATGCAAGATTACATAAATTACGTGCAGAACAAGGTAGTAACATAAGTGTTACAGGCACAGAAAAAGGCCGTATTCAACGCGAACAAAACATCAAACCCGGAACCCAAGAATGGTTCCAACTGTGGTTCAGTCTTCCTAAGTTTATGGACGGTGAACGAGCAGTGGGGCCAGGATCCAGAGGAATAAGAAAATGAGATTAAGAGAATTTTTCACTAAACTAAACGAAGACAGCGGAGTTGAGTCGGCCACCGATGAAGTTCAGGGCACGTCTACACAAGGCGATAAAAAACAACGTAGTGGCCGCGGTAAAGTACACGACCATCATTCCAGTGCTATTAAAGGCTTGCAAACTATTCCAGACTGGCCGGGCCAGTACTATAACATGTATCGTATGGGTGTGCATATGGCAGGGAGCCCAGAAAATCCAAGCGATGATCATGGAGCATTTTCAAACGAAATGGTATTTACTACCTATACTGATATCGAACAAGATATGATTAATCATAGTGCTAAACAGCTAGGTGTTAAACTTAAAGCCCTAAGTAGCAATAAAAGTAGTGAGCCAGAAGAAACAAATGTACAAAGTCCGGTTGCAAAACGCCGTCCTAACCAGTACGGAGTGTAATGTGAGAGCCCAGGAATTTTTAGCAGAAGCAGGCGATGCGGCAGGCACGAATTCTGGTGCAATAGCCACCAGCATATCTACTGTGGGAAATAAGCCCGGAAAACAGGGAAAAGCGCCGAGACCATTCAAAGTTAAGAGTGTAAATGCTACTGATTCTAAGGTAAACATATTCGGAGCCGTGGGCGAAAACCAGGGCATGCCAGTAATCAAAAGATAAATATTAGAACAACGGAGTCCACCCATGGCAAGAGAAGATCTATACAAAACAGCACGTCAAAGTGCAAAATTATTCAAACTAGTTCAAGAGAATCAAGAATTAGAAAGCTGGGTATCTAAAAAGATTACCAAAGCAGCCGCTGATATCGAAAGTGTTTATCAGTACTTGAATTTTGAAAAACATTTCAACGAACAGGAAAAAGCAATTATGTCCAATACAAGTATCAGCGAAGCTACTCGTGAAGAATTGCGTGGTAAACTACTAGAAGCAAAAGCTAAAGTAGCCGCAATGAAAAAGAAAGCCGCCAAAGAAAAGTCTGAGAAGATGGACGAAGACAAAGAAATGAAAGTTGGCGATACGAAGAAAACACGTACTGGCGAACTAACAAAGACTAGTACAGGTGTTATACATAAGAACACCAGTTATCACGATGACGGTGATGAAATGGCTTCTAATGCCAAGTCAGGCAAAGGCATCAAGAGCCATGCTAAAGCACAATCAGCCGCTGAGAAGAAAGAAAAAGCTCCAGCACAAAAGATGTCTCCAAAAAGTGCCAAGACATGGGGAATGTCAAACAGCGAAAAGTTTGATAATCGTGACAAAGTAGACGAAGCCAAAGCTAAATGTTGCTGTGAAGAAAAAGGCAAAGCAAAATGCCCAGTACACGGTAAGATGGATGAAGCACAAGAACGCACTATGAGTCGCGCCGCTAAAGGTATGATGAAGTACGGCAAGGACGGAATGAAAGCTCTTGCCAAAGCTGGTAAAGAAGGCAAGGACTTAGATAAAGTACGCGACAAGTATGACAAGTATGACGAAGCCAAAGAATTAAAAGGCGGTCAGAAAAAATTAGATATGAATCATAACGGTAAATTAGACGGTGATGATTTTGCTAAACTACGTGCTAAGAAAAAAATCAAAGAAGCTATCGCTCGTGCGCAAATTGCATTGGACGAAGGCAAAAAGAAATCAGCTGGTAAACCAGCATGGTTAGAAAAAGCTCAAGTTGAAGCCGAAGAAAAAGAAGGCAAGAAAGTTAGTAAAGCAGAAGAAAAGAAAGTAGGTATTGTTAAAGAGTCTACAGAATTTGACCGCATGAAAACTTTAATGACTCGTTTAAACGGATAATCCGATGGACATGAAACGCATTTTACAGGCAATGGACGATGTTGCCACTAAGCCTGTAGAAGGCGGTAATGACATGAAGAAATTTCTTCAAGTTGTTACTGAAGGAGCCAACCCGCATAAAGTTGCATTGCCAGTACAAATGGCCATGCAACATTATTCAGAAGTAAAAACGGCCGCTCCTAAACCCATCAAAGAAGTTAAAAAATCAGCGATGTCTAGTCTGTTACAAAAATATGTAGTAGACGCTGAAGAAGAAATCTTAGAAGACAACGCTATACGCAAAGAAATTATTAGCGAACAAGCCCGTCGCATTGCAGATCGCGTACTTGCAAAAGAATCTCGTGTCGATGAACTTAGTAATCGTGTATTAGGCAATTATAAAAAAGCTGCCGGGGCTGATGCTAAGGCCGCTGACAAAGCTGGAGATTTTAAACGTGCTGACAAACGTTTTAAAGGTATTGTTAGTGCTACTAAAAAAGAATTTGCCAATGATAAAAAACAAAGTGTATCAGAAGGCATCGATGCAGAAGGTGGTATGGCTCGTGAACAATTAATTAGCATGGCGCATCATGCATTAGAACTGGCAAAACATCTAGAATCTGATACACAATTAGATGCTTGGGTCCAAACAAAAATTGGTCTAGCTAGTGATTATATTCAAACAGTCAGCGACTTTGTTAAATATGGTCATCAGGATGTAAACGATTAAGAGAATAATATGGACTTTAAAAAATTATTAGAAAACTTGGAAAGAATAGAGAATGAAGCTCTATTAGAACGTTATCATTTAAAAGACGTGGAAGCAACTGCTGACATCGATGATAAAAAAGAGCGTTATGCCGCATTAGCTAAACTAGCCAAATCAGGCGGTTATGCAGGTATGTTCGATCCGGTAACTGGTAATTTCATCGACACAAATGGTAATGCCGCTTGGATCGGTGCTTACAAAGCAGAAGTTCAACAACTAGCACAACATCGTTTAATTCCAGCGGCCGCAAGAGAGAAAACTAGTCACTTGCTAGGCTTCATGGGAATGGATGAAAAAGAAGCAAGTGCTATTCAGAAAGATGTGCAAGCTAGAGAACAAGCTATTGAAAAAGCCACAGGGTTTATCAACAAGGCTTTAGAAACTTTTAAGACAGCGGCTCCTAAAACAGCTCCAGGAGCAGACACTCCTAAGGTAGATGCACCCAAGGCAGGTGCTAGCGAATCACTAAACAGGGGTCTTGCAAAGGCCTTAACAGAATCATTTGGTTATAACTTTGAAAATCTACTTGAAAGTATTACACAATCAGATCACAAATATATTAAACAAGTTGTAGCATTAGTTAAAGATATTAAAAACGATGACGATGTTCCAGAATTTTTAGGCAAATATAATGTATACATCCAACGTAGAGACATTTTAATCGAACAAATTACTAAACTTGTTGCTAGAATCAAAGCGAAAAAAATCAAAACAGATGTCAAAGAAAGTACAGGCAATACGTTGGGATTGACAGAACGTACATATTTGTATTGGGAAGGCGGTAATCAGTTACTAGAATTCCATCTTTACTATACACCTAAAGGTGAGTTGATCGAATACAAGTGGACCGATCGTGAAGATAAACCATTTAACGACAATATTCTACTTGAAACTAAACCAGGTGAGAAACCAAGTTTCTGGCAAAGTATAAGCAATGGCATTAGTGATACCGGACGTGGTGTTGCGGCTGGCGCTACTTTTGGTTACAATGATAACATTGTAGCAGGCTTAAAATCTTTATTCAAAGGTACTAAGTACGCCGATGAACTACATCGCGAATTTACAATCACTCAAGAAATTAAAAAACGCAGTCCCCATCTATACATGACTGGCCAGATAATTGGTAATGTTGCGGCTGGGTTCGCAACTTCTGCGCTAGCAGGACCTGCGGCAGGACTTGCATTAACAGCGGCACAAGTTGGAGATGCAGTCACAGGAACTAGCGACAAATGGCATGCACAAACTGATTATGAATATCTGCAAAATAAGAAAAATAAACCTGTAGATCCAAACAAAAAGAAAAAACAAAATCTGGATTCAAAAGGCCACCCGCAAGGTGGAACCGCAGACATGCCAGTAAGTGTGAATCCTAATACTAAAGAAAAAACTCCTGTCACAGGAACTAATGCAGGCGCAGGCGATCCAGGTGTTTCAAAACTACAATCGGCATTAATCGGCGCTGGGCTTTTACCAAAAGGCAGTGCTACCGGTGTACCAAACGATGCAACTATCAAAGCTATACATCAATATGCAAAATCTCTTGGTAAAAATGATGCAGAAGCTATTGCCGCATTGATAGGTGTAGAAGCTAAAGAAGTAGACTCTGGAAAAGACGTTAAAAAAGAAAGTATTGTATATACTAGCATGTCTGAATCCGAGCGCATGGCTTATATGCGTGATAAATTATCATTGTTAGAAGCCGGTGAAGTACTAGCGGCCGAAGCACTACCTATGCTTGCTAGATTTGCAGTAGGTGAAGCTGGGTATGCACGTATTTTAGCAAGACTTGGTATTACCACTGCCGAGGCCGCTGAAAATATTTTAGCACCTTTAGCTAGAGTAAGTACTATTGTAGGCAGGGGCGGAAGTGGCATACGTACAATTAAGGTTGCAGGACAAGAATGGACAGAAGTCGGCGGAATGTGGCATACCACCAAAGCTGGCAAAACATATACACAGAGTGCCCAACAACTTGCATCCGAAGTAAAATTAGAAGCTGAGGTGGCTGCTGGAAGACTACACCCACCAGGAAATACCCCACACACTGCTCCCCGAACTGGTAATGGTTCTAGTACTAGTACTGCTAACGGTAATGTTAATAACATTAATATTAATATCGGCGGACAACCGGCAACAGTTGCACAAGCCGCAGAAGCACTCGGTGTACCAGCAGCCGAGGCCGCTACCACTGTAGCAGCCATAACAAGAACTGCCCGCGGTACACAATTCCTAAGAAGAATCATGCTTATGGCTCGCAGAGGTGTGAGAGGGATAAGAAGATTTACATGGAGCAGAGCGTTTATTGCAACAGCATTAGCGTTAACTGCATACCACTATATGTTTAATGATAACGGTGATCTCGTTCCGGAAGTTGGCACCGGCGACGAACCAGAAGTTACTCCAGTTACTCCCGTTACTCCAGTTACTCCCGTTACTCCAGTTACTCCAGTTACTCCAACTCCGCCAACTCCAGTTACCCCAGTTACGCCAGCTGTAGACGAGGACCTTGAGGAACTTAAACAACTAGTTAAACAATACTTTGATGCATTCCCAGCTGATCCTTTAGATCCAGCATTGGCGGCCGATCTTGAAAAATTAATTGGTAAACTACCAGCAGTAGAAGTAGGAACCGGCGATCAGCCAGCAAGTGGTCAAACTGTAAATGCTAGCAAAACGCCTGCGTGGATGAAAGGCGATGACGTTGATGTATCTAAACTAAAATCTTTAGACGCCCAGGGTAAAGTTAACCCAAGTATGGGTACTAATCTAGCAGATAGAAAAATCCAGTAATAATAAATGGCAAACTAAGGTTTGCCATTTTCACCTCAAAAATTTGACACAGCAAGATAATTAGTTTATAATAGGCAATATAGGAGATATTTTATGTCAGGACGTTCATACGGTGCAGAAGAAAAGGCAAAACTAGAAAGACTAATCAACGAAGGTTCGACAGTACTTCGCGAAATGGAAGATTTATCAGTAGGCTTAAAAGAAACAGTTAAGGCAGTAGCAGAGGAACTCAATATCAAACCTAGCGTTATTAATAAAGCTATCAAGATTGCACATAAAGGCAATTGGAGCGAGCATAACGAAGACTGGTCTGAAATCGAAGCCATTTTAGATATCACTAAAAAGATTTAATCTAAATACAGTTAGAAGGCAAGCGGGCCATAAACCGCACATTAGGTGTTTGTCAGCCCAAAATGACATATAGGAGAAACAATGAGCTATGTAGACGCATGGTTTGACCGCGATAATGACGTTATCAAAGTGGTCGAACGCAACAAAAAAGGTGAAAGGGAATTTAGAGATATTCCTGTACGCCACACATTTTACTATTCAGATCCTCGCGGTAAGTATCAAAGCATTTACGGCGATCCCCTTGGCAAGATTGTAGTTAAAAGTACCAAAGAACTACGCAAAGAACAAGCCATACACAGCAATCAAAAATTATTTGAAAGCGATATTAATCCAATCTTTTCGTGTTTAAGCGAAAATTATCTTAATGCAGATGCTCCAAAATTACATGCGGCATTTTTCGATATTGAGGTAGACTTCGATCCAGAACGTGGCTATGCTAGTCCAGACGATGCATTCATGCCAATCACTGCGATTGCAGTTTACCTACAATGGTTAGAAACTATGGTATGTTTGGCTATTCCACCTAAAGGTCTTAAGATGGAAGATGCTAAGGAGATGGTTAAAGACTTTCCTAATACATATTTGTTTGAAAAAGAAGGAGAACTGTTAGACATGTTCCTGGACTTGATCAAAGATGCAGACGTGTTAAGTGGTTGGAATAGCGAAGGCTTTGACGTACCATATACAACTAATCGTATTACCAAAGTATTAAGCAAAGAAGATACACGCAGATTTTGTTTATTTGATCAATTGCCTAAGAAGCGTGAATATGAAAAATTCGGACGTATTGCCACAACGTATGACTTTGTGGGCCGTGTGCATTTGGATTATCTTGAACTATATCGCAAGTACACGTATGAAGAAAGACATTCATATAGACTTGATGCTATTGCCGAATATGAATTAGGTCAACGTAAAACACAATACGAAGGTACTCTAGATCAATTATACAATAATGACTTCCGTACATTCGTAGAATATAACATTAATGACTGTAAACTACTAGATGATCTAGATAGAAAATTAAAATTCTTAGATCTTGCCAATACACTTGCACATGAAAATACTGTATTGCTACAAACTACAATGGGTGCGGTAGCTGTAACTGAACAGGCTATTATTAATGAAGCACATCGTAGAGGTTTCCAAGTGCCTAATCGTACTAAGATGGATGATAGAGAAAATAGTGCGGCAGCTGGTGCTTATGTAGCTGTTCCTAAAGAAGGTATACACGATTGGGTCGGGTCTCTAGATATTAACAGTCTTTATCCAAGTGCCATTCGTGCGTTGAACATGGGGCCGGAAACCATTATCGGACAGTTGCGACAGACTATGACCGATGAGTATATTGAAAATAAGATGGCTAAAGGATCTAGCTTTGCGGCCGCTTGGGAAGGCATGTTCGGATCTGTAGAATATACAGCCGTAATGAATCAAGAGATTGGAACTGAAATTACCATAGACTGGGAAAATGGCGACAGCGATGTACTAAGTGCGGCTGAAGTTTATAAACTAGTATTTGACAGCCATCAGCCTTGGATGTTAAGTGCCAACGGCACTATCTTTACTTATGAAAAGGAAGGTATCATCCCCGGATTACTCAAACGTTGGTATGCTGAGCGTAAAGAGATGCAGGCCAAACTTAAAGAGTGTATTAAAACAGGTAATAAGATTGAAGAAGAATACTGGGACAAGCGACAGCTCGTCAAAAAGATTAACCTTAATAGTTTGTATGGTGCCATTCTTAACAGCGGTTGTAGGTTTTTTGACAAGCGTATTGGGCAGTCGACTACACTAACCGGCAGACAAATTGTTAAACACATGGCTGGTAAAGTTAATGAAATCGTAACTGGTGAATATGACTATCGTGGTAAAGCAATTATCTATGGCGATACCGACTCTTGTTATTTTTCAGCATTTAAGACGCTACAAAAAGACATCGATAATGGCAACATTGAATGGACTAAAGAAAATGTAATTGCACTATACGATAATATCGGGGAAGAAGTTAATACTACATTTCCGCAGTTTATGTTAGACACATTCCACTGTCCAAAAACACGTGGTGAGGTTATTAAAGCAGGTCGTGAAATCGTTGGATCAAAGAGTTTGTTTATTACTAAGAAGCGTTACGCTGTGTTGTATTACGACAAAGAAGGCAAACGTGCAGACGTAGATGGTAAGCCAGGTAAGATCAAAGCTATGGGCTTGGATCTAAAGCGTAGTGATACTCCGGAATTTATTCAAAACTTTTTAAGCGACGTTTTAGAAATGGTACTAATGGGTAAACCTGAACAGGAAGTCTTAGACGCAATTAGTGAATTCCGTTTAAGGTTTAAAACTCGTCCAGGTTGGGAGAAAGGTAGTCCTAAACGTGCAAACAAAGTTACTGAGTATCAAGCCAAAGAAGCCAAAGCTGGTAAGGCAAATATGCCAGGACATGTACGTGCGAGCATTAATTGGAATACATTAAAACGCATGTTTGATGACAAATATAGCATGAACATTACAGACGGTGCTAAGGTTATTGTTTGTAAATTAAAAACTAATCCGCTTGGGTTTACTAGTGTTGCATATCCGGTAGACGAATTGCGATTACCACAGTGGTTTAAAGATCTTCCTTTTGATCACGCAGAAATGGAACAGACTATTATAGACAACAAATTAGATAACTTGATCGGTGTACTAAACTGGGATGTTCGCAGTACAGAAGAAAAAAATACTTTTAATAACTTATTTGAGTTCTAATATGAAAATACTAATTGCAGGTTACGGATTTGTAGGGAAAGCAGTTGCTAACGCATTACAGACAGAGCATCTGGTTGTTGCTATAGATCCACAATATAATGAATATAAAATTTCGGAACATACAGATGCCGATGGCATTATTGTGTGTGTCGGTACTCCCAGTACATTAATGGGTGATTGCGATGCCGAACAACTGTTCAATGTACTAGAACAAATTCCAGTGTATATGCCAGTGTTAATTAAAAGCACCGTTACTCCGGATCTTACTAATACAATAATGGAACAATATCCAAATCATAGTATTTGTTTTAGTCCAGAATTTTTAACGACCGCTAACGCTGACACTGATTTTTTAAATCAGAAACATATGATTTTAGGCGGTGAGGATCCAGAAAGTTTTTGGCAAGAACTATTTCAAAGTGTACTAAAAGAATGTAAACTATATTTCTATTGTACACCAACCGAAGCAAGTATGGCCAAATATACTGTAAATTCATTCCTAGCAACTAAGGTTGCGTTCTTTAACCAGATACACGAGCTGTGCGAAAATAACGAATTGGATTTCGAAGTTATTCGCAGACTAGTAGCGCATGATACAAGGATTGGGCCAAGTCATACATTGGTACCCGGCACTGATGGTCAGATAGGATTTGGCGGTGCATGTTTTCCAAAAGATACATGGGCGTTTACAAACTTTGCAAAACGTGCCGGTACACCACTGACTATTATTAATTCAGCTGTTGTATATAATGACAAGATTCGTCGTTGACTTTTAACAAAAACCTAAATATAATACACATAAGGAGATTCATATGAAAGATATTTTACAAGATTTAGTAGCCCATACACACAGCCTGGGCTTTTTGCCAATCATTAAGATTAGCAGTGATGATAACGATACTGTTATCGAAGGTATGGCTGAAGATCGTTCAGTTATTTTGCAAGGCAAAACAAAAACACCAGTGCCAGTATTTACTGGTGTATTCGGTATGCCTAATTTGAACAAGTTAGATTTACATCTTAAGTGTCCAGAGTACAAAGAGGGTGCAAGCATTGATGTTGTTACACAACAACGCAATGGTGAAGATATCCCAACAGGTTTGCATTTTGAAAATGCTAGTGGCGACTTTAAAAACGACTATCGTTTTATGAATGAAGCTATCATTACTGAGCAAATGAAGTCAGTTAAATTCAAAGGCGCACAATGGGTTATTGAATTTGAACCAACTGTAGCAAGTTTACAGCGTTTTAAATTCCAAGCGGCCGCACATACTGAAGAGTCCACTTTCCAAGTTAAAACAGAAGATAATAACCTAGTGTTTAGTTTCGGTGATGCAAGTACACACGCAGGTAACTTTGTATTCCAAAGTGGTATTACTGGAAAACTAAAGCAACCTTGGGCATGGCCTGTACAGCAACTTATTAGTATTTTGAATTTATCAGGCGAGTTGACTATGCGTATTAGTGATGCAGGCGCATTGCAAGTAACAGTAGACAGCGGGCTTGCTGAATATAATTATATTCTTCCAGCACAAGCAAAATGAGTCAAGTAGATCCAAAAATTCTAGAGCTAGAACGTAAAGTTCAGTTTTTAGAAAATCTGGTAAAGCAACTAGCGAGTCGTGTAGATTATATGGATCGCGAACGTATTCGAACTAAAAATAGTTTGAATACGTTATCTAACGAAATTAAAAGAAACTAATGGAACTACATAAAAGAACAATAGTAAGAGCATTAAGTTACAGAATTGTAGCACTATTAATAACTGCTATGTGGACTGGTTTAAGTGATGCCGTAATTATTCATGTTATTTTAACTGCGGTGCATTATGGTATGGAAAGAATATGGTTGAAAATAAAGTGGGGTAAAACAGAATGAGTGCCGCAAGAGAAAAAGATCAAGCAGATTTTGATTTAGAAACATTTGTAGATTTATTTGATACTGCTATCAGTTCAGATAATCCTGCCGTGCAACGAGCATTGAAAAACTTGTTGATGATTGCGGCCATTGTCAATGCAGAGGATAAAGAAGCAGGTATGCGTCAAGGTCCTTTGAAAAGAGTATTAGAGGATCAACGAAATATTATCCGTAGACTTGATCGTATCGAAAGTGATCGCATTTATCCGCAACGGCCTACTCCATATATTCCTCCCGGTGGCGCAGGAACTCCGTTCGGACCAGTGCCATTAGGACCATACATTGGGCCTGCAACAACGTGGCCAACTACAGGTACCGGTAGTCCACCGCCTGGTCAAATTTGGTGTAGTGCGCAAGGCGCAAGCTCAACGGGCTTTGATGATCAATTCGCTAGCGATCCCGGTGCCAAGTATGCTACACTATTAGATAAATTGGAAACAAAGGTGTCATGAATAAAAACTTAACAGCACATCAAAGCGATTACGCATATTTTTTACCAGCAACGTCTGGCTTTTATAGTACATACATAGGCAAACAACGCTACAGCAATTATGTAGACCCTGCACGTATTCCTGCTAGCTTCGGCCCTATGGGCGTTGAGGCTATGAACTATTTGAATCCTAATGCGGCATTTTATTTCGATCATTGCCTATACTCTGCGGGTCATGCTAATTTAGATTTGACTAAGCCCGACCCTAGCGAAGACATGTTTCGTAACAGAGATCGTTCAACTAGTTGGGTATTAGGAGATTCAGGAGGTTTCCAGATTGGTAAAGGTGTGTGGGAAGGTGAATGGAATGATCCAACTGGGCCTATCGTTGCACAGCGCATGGCTGAGGCTATTGCCAAAGGTGTTGAACTAATACCGCAAGTACATCCAACTGGACATCCTAAAACAGATAAGAATGGTAATCCTAAGTACACTAAAATCGATCACGTTAAACTTTATCAAGCCAAACTAGATGCGGCACAAAAGAAACGTGAACAAGTATTAACTTGGATGGATGCACTTATGGATTATGGTATGGTGCTTGATATTCCAGCCTGGGTCGGTCGTAGTCCGGTAGGTGCTAAGAATAGTGGTATTGCTAGTTATGAACAAGCGGTTAGTGCTACAAAATACAATAATGAATATTTTATTAAACACCGTACAGGTGCTTGTAAGTTCTTAAATGTATTACAAGGCGAGAATCACGCACAAGCAGAAGATTGGTATCAGCAAATGAAAGACTTCTGCGATCCGACCAAATATGAACGGCCATTTAATGGGTGGGCTATGGGCGGGCAGAATATGTGTGACGTAGATTTAGTATTACGTAGATTAGTGGCATTAAAATTCGATGGCTTGCTAGAAAAGGGGCATCAGGACTGGATGCACTTCTTGGGCACTTCTAAATTAGAATGGGCATTACTATTAACTGACATACAACGTGCTATAAGGAAATATCATAATGAAGACTTTACCATCTCTTTTGACTGCGCCTCACCGTTCCTTGCAACAGCAAACGGCCAAATCTATGTACAAACAGAAATCAAAGACAGAGAAAAATGGCTCTACAGAATGTTGCCGTCTCTTGATGACAAAAAGTACAGCCAGGACACACGACTCTTCCAAGATGTAGTAGTACAAGATAAACATTTTGAATCATTTACTACTAGTCCATTAATGGATGGTGTCCAAGTTAAAGACATTTGTATCTATGGTCCTAACGATGTTAACAAAATTGGTAAGGTAGGCAAGACATCTTGGGATAGTTTCACATACGCAATTATGATGGGTCATAATGTTTGGTTACACTTGAACAGCGTACAAGAAGCCAATCGGCAGTATGATGCAGGATTATGCCCTGCTATGCTAGTAGACGAAAAATTTGATAGAGTATACTTTAAAGACATTGTAGATGCCATCTTTAGTGCTCCAGATAGGGAAACTGCTATTGCTATTATCGACGGCTTTGATAAATTTTGGCAAGCTATCCCCGGAACCCGTGGTGCTACTGGCAAGAAAACAGTTAACGCAAGTACCATGTTCTCCACTTTGTTTGACGAAGTAGAGGAAGATAGTGTACAATTAGAAGACGAAGCAGATTTTGACGAATCTGCAATTGATAAACTAGACGATTTAGAAGCCAGCGTCCATGACATTACCTGATGAAAGATATAGAGCAGTAGTACAGACTCAAAGGTTTTTACTAGAAATCTTGACTACTCCTCGAGTTCCAAAAGCAATCAAAGACCAAGCAAGAGCATGTTTGCGTCATTATCCCAGTGACTACGATATGAATCGTGCGGCGGAAGATGCGCCGGACGTATTTGCCAAACGTATGGAAGATGTTACTCGAATGTTTAAAAAATATGAAGAGAGTAAAAATGAACAAGCGTAGTCTTATCGTAGGCATGGGTATTGGACAGTTATATAAGGCTGTCTTAGAAAAACTTGGGCATGAAGTTATTACAGTCGATCAAGATCTTAGCAAAGGTGCGAATTACGAATCAGTGGATGCGGCTTTACTAGTTCACGGATTATTTGATACTGCACATATTTGTACTCCAAACTTTACACATTTTGAATTGGCGGCCAAAGTAGCGCCACATAGTAAAATTGTTTTTATCGAAAAGCCTGGTGTTGCTACCAGCGATACATGGTCTAAGTTAGTAACCACATTTTCACAAACTCGTTTTATGATGGTTAAAAATAACATGTGGCGCAGTAATATCAACGAACTAAAAGAATTAGCCAGTAAATCTGACACAGTAGATATATTTTGGTCTAGAAAAAACTGTATTCCTAATCCGGGCAGTTGGTTTACTACTAAAAAATTATCGTTCGGCGGAGTAAGCCGTGATTTGATGCCACACTTGTTAAGTCTTTATATTGCTTTAAATCCAGATTGGCGCAAAGAACAAGTAACTGGAAAGCAGGCATTACGATTGCATAATCTAGAAAGTATCAAAAGTACCGAGTATGGTACTATAAATCCAAACGGAACATATGACGTGGATGATCGTTGCCATATGATATTCGGTAACAAATGGACTTTGCTAGCAGAATGGGCTAATATGCGTGAGGACGACAGTTCTATCAAATTTAATATGAATGATAGTAAAGAAAGATTCGAATTAGGCTGGTGTCCGGAAGATGCGTACGAATCTATGATAAAAGATGCTATTGCTAATATGGATAATTATGAATTTTGGCTTAAACAGTTTGATATAGACATGTGGATACATGAAAGAATAGAAAACCTATGATAGTTAGATGTTTACAAACTACCGGACAAGGCTTCTTTGAAGAAGTGCCGTATGATAAGCCCGAACCTAATTCATTAGAACTTGAAGTCCGTGCCATCATGACCGGTGTGTGTCGTAGTGACATCGATATGATGCAAGGAAACTTCGGTCCATTACCATTAAGTATGCAAGGCCACGAAGGACTCGGAGAAGTAACCAAAGTCGGTGCAAGTATACTTGGAGTTAAAGTCGGCGATATTATCGCAACACGCGGTGAACCTGCGTATGCAGATTTTTATAATGTACGTTACAATGAATTTGTACGTGTTCCAGAAGCAGATCCAAAGTTTATATTAGAACCAGTAGCTTGCGGCATTAATCTTATTAATCAAGCTAAGGATTTAATCGAAAAGAAACAGGGTATAGAATCTAAAATGCTTATACTAGGCAGTGGATTTCTTGCATGGGTCGCTTATCACACCATGCGATTAAATGGATATATCTATCAAGTCGATGTATTAGGATCTAATAATTTAGAACTATGGCAAGATCGACTACTATTAGGTACTAGCGAAAGTTATGATGTAGTAGTAGACGTCAGCGGAAAATATTCACTAGGTTCAGACATTAATCTAAATAATAATGCATTAGTTATAGATGCCGTTGGAAAAACTATCGATAAAGCAGAAGCAGAACATTTACTTTGGAAAGCTGTTACTACAGTAAGGCCTAGTCCACGTAATGAAGAATTTATCAATTGTATGCATTTTGCTAAACATTGGATTGAAAACGGCTATCTAGAGGTTGATTCTTTTTGGACAAAAGCATATAATAGAAATGTGGAATGGCAACAGGCGTTTGCGGATGGTACGGATCGTCCAAACGGTTACAGCAGAGGTTATATTAAATGGGACTAAACACTGAAGAACGACAGGGCGTCGTTTACTTTACAGGTTATGAAGTTGAACATACGATTTGTTATGGTATGTTTACATTATTTGTTGTTGGTACTCCCCCTCTTGAAGAAATTTTTGCTAAAGTTGCAGAATCACAATCGATGCTAGACGAAACAAAACGCATTCGACATATTTACTTTGGTACAAGCCAGAGTTTCAATCCTACCTCCATCTCCCAAGAGCAATATAGACCGTGGGATGATGTCATTTTACCTTTCTTAAAGCAAGGCTATTGGGTAACTTTAGACTTTGACGTTCAGCACATAGAAGGTATCCTAGAATCTAGTTATTGCGAATATGACAAATTTGTTCCAATGATTAGTGTCAAACTGCCGTATATTAATCAACTTAATTATAATGCAACACTTAAATTAGACGACCGTACTTGGGGTGCCACTAACCCCGGTGTATGGACACATCAACTGCATGACTTGATGAGTAAGGACAAATATACTCATTGGGAACAATATACACAAGACAAAACATTATGATTATCCGACAAGACATTAGACCAAATAAAATGATTTGGGTTACCTTTCGCAAAGAAGGTATCCACTGCTATCCAGCGGCCGCTACAGATCCAAATTTAGCTACAGGAGATGAATACGATGTATCGTTTTTGGCTACTCCTCACCGTCACATCTTTCATTTCAGGGTGTGGATCAGTGTGCAACATAATGACAGGGACATCGAGTTCATCCAATTCAAACGATGGCTCGAGTCGCTGTATAATGGTCAAGGTTCCACTTTAAGCCTTGACTACAAGAGTTGTGAA